AACTACAGAAAGTGCATAATTCCCGTTCTTTAACTGAACAGGAGTTTGAGTAAGTGTGAAACTGGTTGTACCAGATGTATATTTATCAACAATAACGTCATACTTAAGATAGCGTCTTGTAGAGCCGATGGCTGTATATTCTTCTGTTGAATCCCCATCTACAGAGTAGTTGTAAGTAAAATCACGAACTTGGAGTTTTCTCCCATGAATTGTCTTTACATAATCTTCTGTAGCTTCGTCTTTCACCTGAAGGATTGCGTCCATCTGAGAAAGATTGGAAATATCTACACCAAGGGCTGGATATGCGTTCGGGTCTGTACCAGTGAGTGCTGCAAAAATCTTAATACCAACATCGAAAGCTGAAAACGAAAGCGTGATATTAGGAACGTCTTTTACATTCCCCACATGCCTACGATTGCCTAACTCATCTTTCGTATCAATTGTCTGTTCTGTGTTAAGCGACACCCTTTGAATTCTTGATGCCTTAAACGAATCCCTCGGCCCAACCACAACTAATTGTAGTTCTTTTGAGGGAATGGCAAGTCTTTCGGCCATATTTATTAGCCTCCTATTGTGTCGTTTTGAGTAACAAGTATAACTTGTCCTCTAAAATATAGCTTCTCATCCTCTTCCAACATTACTGGTATTGGTTCGTAACTTATAGAAAGAACACTCATATGCTCTATTCTACTAGGAGTTACGTCTGGAGGGAAGCCTTCATTATAATCATAGACACTTATACCATTCTTTGACTGATCTAAGATTCTGTATCCAAAATCGTCCCTTTGAGATTTATTCTTGGCGAAAATGTCTATGTACCAAGTACGAATTCTAACTTTATCTCTATTTCCGATTTCAAAGTTTTCTTCTTTGAGCATTCCCGCATCTATTGAAATAGTGGGTATAGTTAGAATTTTCTCTGGAAAAGAGTCTTCAATATCTATGAATGGAGTATCTTGGAACATATTCTTGATAAAGAAGTACATGCTCAAGTCTTCCAGACGATATATGATTAGTGGTGTTGTCATTTAATATATGATTCCTGCGATCTTTGCTAGTCTAGACGTTTTAGGTCTGGTTCTCCTAGAACCTGCCAAGCCTATATCAATTCTGTCGGGAGCTAAACCTTCACGAATTAATTGTAAGGCTTTCTCAACTTTAGTGTCATCTATACGTTTGTTCTGCCCCTGATATTCTTGCTTTATTGCATCTATAGCTCTAATATCAAACTTTATTCTATTTACTAGATTATCTATTCTCTCTAAAGTTAAGTTTAATTCCTCTATACCATTTGTATAATCAGCAAATAACTTATCATAATTAGCTTTTAAGTCTTGAATTATATTCCTAGTATAGCCTTCCATAGCATCTTGCGTTCTCTGGATAAAGTTTGTAGGTTTACCATGAGGTGTTGGATACCCGCCTCTATCCGATGCCATTGGAACTACGCCTTTATCTAGTAACTGCCAAAATGGTGCTACTTGTCCAGAGTAAGAAAGTCTTGATTTAATTGTACTAGCAAATCTTCCTTTTGGGTCAGAATTTCTGCTTCCGAATATTCCTCCCCACGCTCTAGATGCTTGTAAAGCAGAAACTTCTCGCTTCTTTGAACCTTTTCTTGGAACTTTTACTTCCAAAGCCTTACGAGTAAGTTTAACTCCTCTAGCCCAAGCTTCTAGTCTTCCCGCTGATTTGTCAAAATTAACTATAAAAGTAAGTCTAGTACTAAATCCACTCCCTCCTAAATTGTAGATTTTAAATGCATCTTTATCCTTTGCTGCTAAAAATAAAGACCTTCTATAAAGAGGCCAATCATACTCATGATTATCTCTTACAGCTTCAAGAATTGATGCTTGTAATATATCTGATGCAACCTTACTTACATCCTTTTCTATAGCCGGTAATATAGATTTAACATATTTATCTGGATTTTTTATTACTGCTATATCTTTTTCAGCCTTTTTGATTTTATTAACTAGTCTACGTCTACCTTTTCTAAGTTCATCAAGAAAGTCTTGAGTAGCTGTAGCAGTTATTTCAAGTTCTTTAGTATAATCCAGTAAACTTTTGAACACTTCTTACCTCTTTGAAAACTGCGAGTATTCTATGTCTCCAAATATAAGTCTGACAACACTTCTCGTATATGAATTCTGTTCGTCTAAGATAAACTTTCTAAGTAACTGAAAGTCTTCTTTATTTTTAACATACTTCTCTAGCTCGGTTAGTACCTTAGCATTGAGAGCCTTATTCAAACCACCAATATCTCCAAGGATTTCAAATACATTGATTTCCTGAAAAACCCTTTCTTCATCCATTTTAACCTTCTTCCCTTTCCTTACATGAAATTATGAGACGATTAGGTGGATTTCCTAGCTTGGTAATTTTTACTATATCAACTGTTACGTCATCCACTATAAGATATTTTACACTATTCTTTAGCAAATCTTCTCTACCTTCATCATGTATAACTTTAACCTGAACATCTCCAATAAAGATTCTTCCGCCTGTCTCGAATTCATTCTTATAGTCGTATTTCCATGTGACGTGTCCTGACCATACCGCCCCACTGTAAATGTCAATCCAGTAGGTTCCTGAACAAGTTTCACAGTATGAATCCACGCTTGTTTGAGTAATGGGGTCAAGGTCACAAACAGGACAGGCATATGTGGAATATACATAAAAAACTTCCACATCTCTACCAGTACTCATATTTATAATTTCTTCTATCTGTAGTTTAATTTGATTTTTAGGGAGTACTGGAAGGGACATATATCCATCCTTTATGGGTTTTATTAGAATCTAAGCCCTTGGTTAATTTTATCATGGCACTATTATTGAGGTTGTGGGTTCTACAAAAATCGGTCAAACAGGTAGTTACAGTATGTAATACACCACCTGGAGACTTAAATTTCATTCCAACATATTTCTCTCCACCAAACCCAGGCTTTGCTAATTTTCTCCCCTTATTAGCTATAGATATTTTTCTTTTCATTTCGTCTGTAAACTTAACTTTTCCAGCTATTTTACTTATATTGTATTCTGGTTTCATCTTGTCTATAAAGTATTGTTCGTATAACAATAACTCATAATTATAGTCACATTCAAAAATTCTGTAAAATATAAAAACATCCCTTCCGTACTTATTATAGGCTGCTTGTAAATGCTTATTTATATGCTTGCCTCGATCTAATGCTTCATTGTGATCTAAAAACCTTCTCCACAAATTTTTGGAACTTCCTATGTATATATGTCCGTTGACTGTATTCTCTATACAATAGATTCCTGGATTATTTTTATATAAATTATAAATTGTTTCTTGATCCTTTTCATCAGGAATTACTATTGTCATTAGATAAAATCTCCGAAAACAGATTAGTCCACTGTTTTGCTATATACTTCCAGCTATATTTTTCACTTGTAAACTTATCGTAGCCTAGTTTAGCAAGCCTTTCTTTTTCGTCTGGATTACGATATAAATATTCCAGTTTATGTGCTACTTCATCAGAAGTGACTAATCTTCCAACTGTTAAAGAATTATCAAACATAAAATCACTAACTGTATTCATTAGAAGCCCGCAACCGTTGAATAACTCTCTACACGCTGAATGATTAGGAACCAACTGAATTGCACCTGTTACTGCATGTTCGACACTAGGAAGTCCCCAACCCTCTCCCATTCCAGTGTTAATTCCTACATCACAAACATTGTAGATTTCGTTTAGTCTCCAATCTGGAACATTTTGAACGCCTCTCTTGGAGCTACTAACAATAAGTCTGTCGGCAATGCCATATCTTGTTGCTAACTTGTCTACGTCAATAGATGCATCCTTAATTCCACAATGCATGTAAATCTTTACATCTGCTGGTTTGCCTTTTGAAAATTTAGCAAAACCTTCCATAGCAAGATTTAATTTCTTGCGGGGTTGATTTCTAGCGGCAGATAAAACTATAAATGAGTTACTTAAATCCCCCACCTTATCTTTATAGGGTTCAAAGAATAGAGTTTTGGCCTCTTCTTTAGTTGCATATTTCTTGTAAAATGTTGCTGTATCTACTCCGTGAGGGATAATATCAACATCTAAAGTTGGATTAGCATCTTTAACTACCCACTCACCAAACTTTGTATAGGTTACTGCCCTAGAGACAATATCGAAATTCTCATACCACGTGGGGTCATGCTGTGTTGAATCTACTGGAAAGTAAACCACAATTTTAGGGGGTGCTTTCTTTACAGATTGCTTAATTGCTTCTAAATATCTGTTGATAACCCAAGCATCATTAATAATCCAAACCAAATCAAAGTCTTGAGTATTAAGTAAGTCACAAACTCTATTTTCCCCATAAATGCTTAATCCATTATTAGCTGGAAATATAGGAAATTTATAGCCGTGCGGGTCACCATGATAGTTTACACCAACAGCAACTATATCATACTCTTCTTCCCAATAATTTGTCAATGAATGAAGTACTCTACTAAAACCTGTAGGAGTAACAGCATCTCCAACTAATAAAATCCTTCCCTTTTTTCCAGTTCCTTCTTGTTTCTCCATCTCCTATCCTTTCGCTATTTAGTCTCGTCTGAACCAAAATTAAATTCTTCTCTAGCCCCAGCATTAAGTCTCTTTTGGGGTGGTTTTAAATAGAGTAAAAGTCTGTCCCAAGTTCTCTTGAGTCCAGCATCTCTAAGTTTAGAACCTTCTACGTTAGATACATAATATTCCGCGTCTCTCCAAGTAGAAGTATTCCAAGCACTATTCTCCAAACTTCCGTCTTTAATAATAAATACAGCCATAAGAACTACTGGAGTTTCATCAGAAGTTTGAATAACTGGAGGTTCTGCTAAAGTAAATGTAATATCTGGATTTCTAGATACAACTGTATAAGTAATATCAACCAAGTATTTATTATTCCA